ATTCCATCGATAACGTCGAGACGTTATCTTGGGATACAATAAGGTATGAAATGCCGAAAGTCGATTTCGCAACGGCCCATATAACATCTTTAATAGACCAAGACGTCTTAAACGGCATTTTGGGTTCTGTTAATCCGGGTGGAATGTTTATGTTATCAAACGCCTCTAATGGTAGCGAGTATTACCATTCGGATAATACCTTTGCCGAAGAGGTTCACAACTATATTCACTCGTTAGATCAATTTGACAGCTATCATCTTCAAGGATACATTTCATATACGTGCTTTGTTAGGAGATAGTATGAAACCCATTTCTTTTGGAGTTGTTGGCGGAGGAACAGCGGGGCTAATATCCGCCTTGATGTTGCGTGCAGCTTTTCCTTTTTCCGAAATTACGCTTGTTGCCTCTAGTGAAGTTGGTATCATTGGCGTCGGAGAAGGTAGTACTGAGCACTGGAAAAAGTTTTTAAATTACTGCGACATACCACTCTTGGATATGATCGTAGAAACAAATGCTACACACAAATATGGAATTAATTTCGTAAATTGGTCAAAAGAAAATCCAGACTATTTCCACAGTGTCTCTGGTGATGAAGAAATATTTGCTTGGAGGTTATTTCCTCTATATTCCTATCTTATTCATAAAGGAAAGTTGCTGACAGATTATACGGGGTCTGTTGGTCTACGTCAGGATAAGATTCAAAAAAATGGTTTACACAAAAATGTTAATCAATTTCACTTCGATACGTTTTCTTTGAATAAGTATTTAACAAAATTATCGATCATGCGAAATATCAAGTTGATCGACGCACTTGTGGAGAGCGTTAACCTGAATGCCGAAAGCGGAAATGTAGAATCGATTGGGCTAAAAGAAGCTAATGGTTTTGAAGCAGATTTTTGGATTGATGCCACTGGGTTCAACAGGGTGCTAATATCAAAAGTAGACAATCCAAAATGGAATAGTTTTTCAAAGTACCTTCTAGTAGACTCTGCTCTTGCGTTTCCGACAGAAAGCGAAGAGAGTGGAAAAATTAAACCATATACTATCACTGAAGCATTGTCCTCCGGCTGGTCATGGGAAATACCAACACAGTTTAGAAGAGGGAATGGTTACGTATATTCTTCAAGCTTCACAGACCATGATTCAGCTGTAAAGGAAATTAGTGAAAAACGTGATCAAAGCATTGGAACCACTAGGTCATTTACTTTTGACCCCGGCCATTTGCGGGAACCGTGGGTGAAGAATTGTTGCGCGGTAGGACTCTCGTCATCTTTTGTTGAACCTTTGGAAGCAACCTCAATAGCTTCGACTATACAGCAGATCGACCAGCTAATACCATATGTCGCTTCCTACAAACCGGGTAATACGGCTATACAAAAAGCTTACAATAGATCGTTTAACATAATGCTAGATAATATCCTTACAATGATAAGGATGCACTATATGACCGATAGAAATGACACCGATTTTTGGACTGCAGCAGCAAATATGCCAGTAAACGATACTCTTCAAGATTTGCTGGATTTGCTTAAGGAGACTACCCTTCCTAGGGATTACATAACGGCAAACAATGGCGAATTATTTCAGGTGGCACATTTCTTACACGTCGCCCAAGGTCAGGGTCTTGTGAAGGTTTCTAATTTAGATTGGACGTTGGGTAATCTTTCGGTATATGATAATACGCACTACTTGAGTCGAGATATAGAAAGTCAGAGGATGGGCGTTGAGTTAGTTGATCACGCCGAAGCTTTAAATGAGATCGAAAAAGAATAAAACTTATAACAAGCTGCGTAAATCAGTCAAAGCTGGCGAGATATGTATTGTCCCTTCAGATAATCGCTTGATTGAAATGGGTGAAGAGCCCTATGTAAATGGTCCGAAAAAACGTCCAGCTTGGTTTAGGCTTTCGCCAAAAAATGGGATCAAGAGATGTTCTGGTATTAAAGATTTTTTTGATATAGGTATTACAATACCAGCATGGACAACCTTCAGGTTTGTACCGGATGAATTAACCGGGCGTTGGGACGTTCATGCCGCTCAGTTTTCTGTTTCTAATACTATCTTTGGTGCGGATTTTTTCCCTTACGAAATGACTGGGGAGTGCCCAATGACCGGGGTTAGGTCTATCGAAAACAGTCCTTACCCAAAGCTGGTAACACCTTATGCATTTATAACAGCGCCCGGTTGGTCAACAATTGAGTTGGGCATTATGCATGAACCTAACCCAAACTATGACATCGTTGCTGGTATAGTTCATACAGATTTTTACCACCAAATTAATGTGGTATTAAATATAAAAACAGATAAAGAATTTATAATTCCTCATAATGAGCCCCTAGTTCATCTGGTTCCGTTTAAGAGGACCGAGGATTTTGGTAATATTAAGATGATGGACGAAAGCGACTTTAAATACGTATATGGTGTACATAGTGATGTTGATGTTTTGGGGCCAACTGAGTCAGGGTGGATAGCACGTGAGTATAGAAAAGCAAGAAGATTATCTTGAAATAAATTTGTCTAATAGCTATTATCTTTTTAACGAGATAAAATGGCCTGCAGGCAAATCTTCCGGCATAGCATATGCCGATAATGTCTTCTCTGAAGAGTTTTGCTCCAATCTGATAGATTTTTGCAAAAGCAACCCTTTAGAGTCATCTAGTGGGAGAACTATGTCTGGCGTAATGCCTCACGTTAAAGTTTCTTGTGACTGGCGATTAGATCAGGATTATGGTGACGCTAACCCCTTAAGGGATGAATTTGATTTTCGCTTAAGAAATGAACTCCTAAGGATGGTGCGAGTATACCAACACAGCTTCTATCACTTACAATTTCCTCCGCATTCCGATGATTTCGTAGTTGGCGACACCAGTTTTCAAATTCAACAATATAAAAAAAATACTGGCTTTTACCAACAACATATTGATGGAGCACCTTGGATAGCTGGCTCTAGGGTGTTAGGTGGGCTATTATACCTAAATACAGTTTCGCAGGGTGGTGGAACTCAGTTTCCGCTCCAAGATCTGACGATCGATGCCGTCGCAGGGAGGGTGGCACTTTTCCCCTCTCATTGGCTTCACCCTCACAGTGGCCTTATGCCATTATCGTCTGATAAGTGGATAGTTTCAGTATTCTTTTTTGGGAGTAGTTATGGACAGTAGTCGAAGTAGATCATTTAATATTATTAGATGGCTAGCTCCGTCTTTAGTTTTTATTGCCATTTGGTTTCATGCTTTTGACGTATATCCAATTGGCCCTATTTTTCATTTATCTGGAGCTATTTTGTGGGTCTATGTGGGCATCAAAACCAAGGAAGGTCCTATTCTATTGAACTTCATGCCTCAGATCCCAGTGTGGGCCTTAGGTTTAGTTTATTATGTTCTAGAGCGTTGAGTTTTAATGTCTTTTGCTCTAAACTAATATAAATGGAGGAAAAATGCCTACAGTAGTAACCGATGATTATGATGTTTCTCTATATAATATAGTTGTTCATCAAGGGACAACTTTTAGACGATCAATTGTCTTTAAAGATGATGACGGAACTGTGCTTGTTTTAGGAACTGGCGCTACCGCTGCGATGAAGGTTAGGAAGTCTTATCCAGCAACCTCTAGAGTTGCAGCCTATAGAGACGCTGCTGTCATTAGTTTGACAAGTGGATCTGGCATTACTTTGACTTCCGGCACTGGAACTGTCCTCGTTGATATATCAGCTTCAACTATGGCCTCTGTTCCTGCCGGAATTTATGATTATGATCTTGAATTAACTTTGGGGTCAGGAACTACTGGCGGAACATCTGGCGATGTTGTGAAGCTCCTCGCAGGTTTATTTGAAGTTAAGCAGGAGATGACTTACTGATGGCTAGAGAAATTGTTGTCACTAGGATTAATACGCAAAAGACTTCGGTGGCGACTGTTGGACCTCAAGGCTTTCAAGGAAATCAAGGCAATCAGGGCGATTTTGGCGGGGCGACGTTTGCGTATGATTTCAACACTTCTACGAGCTCAGCAGATCCGGGCGCTGGAAAGCTTGCGCTTAACAATGCAACTTTTTCTTCAGCTACAGTTCTCTATCTTGACGATGTTGATATGGGCGGGATTGATATTCAATCTTATCTGAGAACTATTGATGATAGCACAAGTACAATTAAAGGACATTTTAGGATCTCTAAGAGACTTGATCCGCAGGCGTTTGTACTTTATACGATTACTTCATTGACAGAAGAGACTGGATATTTTGCAGTTAGCTGCTCTTATGTTTCCGGTTCATCTCCTACTTTTTCTAATAACGAAGATTTGCTTATTACTTTTGCAAGAACTGGTGATAAAGGCGAGCAAGGCCCTCAAGGATTCCAAGGTACCCAAGGCTTTCAGGGGAATCAGGGGTTCCAGTCTTCAGTGCAAGGTCCTCAGGGCGTTCAGGGAACTCAAGGCTTTCAAGGTGTTCAAGGTCTTCAAGGTTTTCAAGGTAATCAAGGTTTTCAAGGCAATCAAGGTTATCAAGGCTTTCAAGGTGCTTTCGGTGGACCTCAAGGAGATCAAGGCGAACCGGGCGTGCCCGGCGCAGCGGGAGCCCCGGGAGAAGCGGGAATTAATGGAACTAATGGAACTAATGGGGCGCAAGGTCCTCAAGGTGCTCAGGGCAATTGGGCTACCGCTCAAACAATATCTACAGTAGCTGGAACTACTCGAACCATTAGTTCAAGTGACGCGGGAAAGCTACTGTTATTTACTTCTTCATCTCCAATTACCGTTACTGCTGGGGCGGGTTCACTTGAGGTGGGGCAAAGGGTAGATATAACGCAGCAGGGTTCTGGTCAAATAACTTTTAGTGCAGGTTATGACACCGCTTTTTATTATACACCAACAAATAAAACACGCGCTCAGTACTCTAGCGTTTCGCTGATATGCTTAGTTTACGATGTAGAAGGCGGCAGTAGCGAATACTTGCTAGTTGGTGATCTAGCAGCCTCCGCTGGAGGTGCATAGTGCCTAGCACTATTGGCATTGTTTCTTCTTCATATACAAATCCATATTTTACTGGTGGAACTGTTACAACATCCAATGGGTATAGACTTCATACCTTTTCATCTACAGGAACTAGCACTTTAACTCTTGTAGTTCCGGGGACAGTGAATTATTTAGTTGTTGCAGGAGGTGGCGGTTCGGGGTCATCTAATCCCGCTTATGGCAATACTTCAGTTTCAGGAGGTGGTGGCGCTGGCGGTGTTCTTTCAGGAGAAATATTCATATCATCAACTCAAACTATTACTGTTGGTGCTGGCGGAGCTGGCTCAACAGCGAATGCTGGTGGAGGGTCTAATGGTGGAGCGTCTAGCATTGGATCTTTGGTTTCGTGCGTTGGTGGCGGCGGAGCATCTCAAACTATGACACTAGGTGAATATGGAAATGTCTATACTTCTAATTCTGGTGGCTCTGGCGGTGGCGCTGCCGGTTTCTATGGAGCTATTGGTACATCTAATGGTGGTTCAGGAACTGCGGGTCAAGGATATGCTGGCGGTGGCGTTGACTACACTAGTGGTAGATATGGAGCGACGGGTCTGGGTGGTGGCGGTGCTGCTGGTACTCCTACTACTGCAGCTGGTGGAAGCGGAGTCACTGTTTCAGTTGCTGGAACAAATAGATCAGTTGGCGGTGGAGGATCAAGCGCATACGTTGCTGGAGGCGGTGGCGGTACTGCTTATGCTGCTTCACTTGGAGGCGGAGGTGCCTCTTCTAGCACAGGTATTGGTGGAACTGGAACAGCTAATACTGGTGGCGGCGGAGGCTCTGGCTACAATGGCTCAAGTGGTGGCGCTGGAGGTTCTGGTGTTGTATATATTTGGTATTACGTTCTTTGATTTGACTTTTATCTAGAACTAATCTAAAATTTTAAGATCGGAGGCGATATGCATTCATCTGACTTAACTTTTACTTTCCCATTTCAAAAGATCAATAAAGAACAGAGAATTGTCACTGGTGTCGCTACCGCCGACAATGTTGATCTTGCTGATGACATTGTAAATTTTGATGCCTCTGTTGAGGCTTTTTCTAATTGGGTAGGAAATATTCGGGAGATGCATTCTCCTATTGCTGTAGGCAAGCTTGTTGATTGGAAGCCCGTTCCAGTTCAGCATAATAACGAAACTTATCAGGGTATTGAGGTTTCTGTATATATCTCGAAGGGCGCCGAGAATACTTGGCAGAAGATTCTTGATGGAACGCTTCGAGGCTTTTCTATTGGCGGGATGGTTCAAGATCGCAAGACTCGCTTTATGGAAAAGCTTGGACGTAATATCAATGAAATTCTTCGTTATTCCCTTGGCGAATTGAGCGTTGTAGATAATCCATGCAATCCCGCTGGAATGTTCGCCATGATTAAGAGTGTCGATGGCAGACTTGAATATGTTGCCGAAAACCTTCAAGATGTTTTTTATTGCGAAGATGACAAGTACGCCGCAGTTGGTTCAGATAGTGTCTGCCCCGCGTGCTCCGAAGAGATGCTTATCATTGGCAAGGCAGAAGAATTTGATAATATTGTAATAAATAAATTTATTTCTTCATACGAGGAAATGATTACAAAAGCACTTTCGGATATAAATACTGTACCGACTGACGCTATGGCCGCAGAGGCTCGTCGTGGTCTTGAGTGGAGAAGAGAATTCAATCGTGGCGGGACACCTGTCGGTGTTGCTAGAGCTAGAGATATTATGAACAAAGATACGCTTAGTATTTCAACTGTGCGTAGAATGCATTCATTCTTTTCCCGTCACGAAGTTGATAAGCAGGGAAAAGGTTTCACTCCGGGCGAAGGATACCCCAGCGCAGGCCGTATCGCTTGGGCTTTGTGGGGTGGAGATCCCGGCCAGACTTGGGCTAGGGCGATTACAAATAGAATTAAGGCTATGGAGAAGGCTGTCGGAACTGATGTCGAAGGCATGAGTGTCGAAGGCCCTGAAGATATGATTTCCGAGACTACTAAGGCCGTAGTAAAGCCCGGAGATTTTGTTTCTTGGAATTCATCTGGAGGAACTGCTCGCGGCAAGGTTGTTAGATCCGAGAGAGACGGCGAGATTGACGTTCCAGATTCTGATTTTAGTGTAGAGGGGACCGAAGATGATCCAGCCCTTCTTATTCAGATTTGGAAGGAAAGTGCTGATGGTTGGGTGGCAACTGAGACTTATGTTGGGCATAAGTCCTCAACTGTAACATCAATTCCTGATTTAGATAAGTCTGTTGACACGAATCAAATTGGCGAAGGTGGCGGGGGAATTAAAAATCCCGAGCAGGGCCTAGACTTTGATGATGATGATGATATGAATATGAGCAAGGCTGCTACGAAGCGCGAAGATGGTGAGGATTTCCCTGCCGCTGCTTTTGCTTATGCTCCAGATCCTGAGATGCCTTCTACTTGGAAGTTGCGTCTTTGGGACAGTCTTGATGAAAAAGAGACTGTCGCACAAGTTTCCCGTGCTGTTGCGGCGTTAAGCCCTTCTGGTTTTCGGGGAAATAGAGTTCAGATTCCTGCAGAGGATCTTGCTTCTGTTAAAGCAAAAGTTCGTGCAGCTTGGCGTCAGGTTAATGGACCTGATCGTGAGTTGCCTGCAATTCTGAAGAGAGATGATTCCAATTATTTGGAAGACATTATAGAGAAAGGAGGCATAGATTCTATGAATTTGCAAGAAAATGAAATTGATGATAGTGTAGAGAATATGTTGACTGACGATTTTACTGATACACAGAAGCAAAGTATTCTTTCTAAACTTGGCGATTTCCTTTTTGGTAAATCGGATGAGGTATTAGAGAATACAGAAAATGCTGATGTAGTAGAAAAGTCAGTGGAAGCCGATGCTGATAATGAGCTTGGCGATGAATACATAAACAAGTCTGAAGGTGAAGCTTCTGCTGAAGATATCTCAGTTACTGAGGTAGAAGAAGTTGAGGAAGAGTCTTTGGTTGATGAAGGAGAAGAAATGGATTTTGAAAAAGTTCTTGAAGGACTTGGCAATCTCCTTGATGAAAAGCTTGAGAAGGTTAAGGCTGATATTACAGCAGAGGTAGACGGCAAGATTGAAGCTATTGAAAAGTCCGTTTCCGATGTTAAGGAATCAACCGAGGAAATCTCAACTGATCTTGAAAAGGTTGCTAATACAGGCGCAGTAAAGAAGTCAGCTGATGTTGATGCTGACGAAGATGAGGTAGAGGTTCTCGAAAAGAGTGCTGAAACCGAAAGCTTCTGGGGCGGAATTTTTGTCCCCACTGAGATCGTTAAGGTCTTAGGCTACGATTCATGAAAACGGAGGTGAAATAATGAGCAGTAGAGATCTATTAGAAAAGGTAGTAAACACAACTCAGATCGGTGCCGGTGGTGGTGGTATTCTTAAGCCCCGTCAGGCCAATCGTTTTATCGATTATCTGTTTGATCAGTCTGTCCTTATGAAGACAGCCCGTATCGTTCGTATGAACGCTCCGACTGTTGAGATCGACAAGGTTGATATCGGCCAGCGCATTATGCGTAAGGCTACTGAAGGTACGGATGACGGCAGCAATGCTGATCCCACTTTCTCAAAAATTTCAATGACGACTGTAAAGCTTCGTCTTGATTGGGAACTCACAACTGAGGGCCTTGAAGACAATATCGAAGGTGATTCTCTTGAAGATCATGTTGCTTCGCTTATGGCTCGCCAGACTGCGAACGATCTTGAAGACCTTTACATTCATGGTGATACCGGCCTTACGGGCGATCCCCTTCTGAAGTCGCTTAACGGCTTCCGTAAGCTTGCTCGTACCGATGGCGTTGTTGTCGATGCAGCAGGCGGGAATCTTACCCGTTCGGTGTTTGACAAGGCACTTCGTGCTATGCCAAATAAGTATCTTCAGCGTCGTGCACAGCTTGCTTGGTCAACTTCAAGCTCGCTTCTGCAGGATTACATCTGGAGTCTTTCTCTTGATGTAGCCGCTACTGGTGGTCCTGCTGCTGCTTCTGTCATGGGCGAGTCAATCGTCAATGCTGGACTTGGTGGCGCTCAGGGTGGTCTTAGCACCAACTATGTCAATGGCATTCGTCCGTTCGGCATCCCGCTGCTTGAGGTTCCTCTTTATGAAGAGACTGAAGCTGGCTCCTACACTGGAGCTACTGGTAATCACGGTGTTGTTGAACTTACGTTCCCGCAGAACCGCATTATCGGCATTCAGCGTGATATCGTTGTATATCGCGAATTTAAGCCTAAGAAGGACACTATTGAGTACACGCAGTTCATTCGTGTTGCAAGCCAGATTGAGAACGCGGCAGCTTATGTCCACGTTCGCAACGTCAAGGTTCGTTCATAATTAGTTGATAGAAACTTGTGGTATGATTGGAGCCGGGGCTAAAGCCCCGGCTTTAATCGTTTAAGGAGACAATCTATGCCGCCTGCAAAGAAAACGGCTGAGAACGCAACTGAAGAGGAATCAGAGCAATCTGGGGGCACTTCCGAGGTTCAGCCTGAGAAGAAAGTTGCTAAGAAAAGAGTATCTAAGCCGAAGATTGAGGAGTATGATCAGGATGATCCTATATCTCAAATTATGGTGTCTGATGTTGTTGTGTTTATGAGGTCTGGATATTCTTATTATGGTCCAGATATCGAGTTTACAAAAGAGGCTCCGTTTCAAAGGATGGATGCCATCGAGGCTAATAGACTTATGAACTCCATTCCGGAGAGGTTTAGCCTTGCAACTAAAGAGCAAATTGAGAAGTTTTATTTACTTGGTTAAAAAACCGTGTGATGTTATACTTTCTATATGAACGTATATGCGTCTTACACTTCTATAACAGAGAGTTTCACATTTTCTAGCGTCCCTACTGCGGGGAGCGTAACTGCTGTTCTTTATTATGAATATGATCAAATTGTCGATGATGAACTTACTCCTGAGCTTGTTTCGGGTTCGACGTATTCCATCGACATTGCGGAGGAGATGACTAAATCGTCTGGTCTGTATAAGATTAAGTGGGGCTACACTCTCGGAGGCGTAAATCTTTCTGCTTATTCAGAGTTTAAAATCGAAGATCCTTACCTTTCAATTGATAAGTTTTTAACTGATTTTCCTGAGTATGATCAACCTGAGTTCGTGAACCGCTTCGCTATGGCAGAAAAAACTGCAAGAAGAATCATTGATACTCATACTGGACAAAGCTTCCAGTTTGTTTACAATAAGGAAAGATCTTTTGAGGGCAATAATAGAAGTGAGATCTATCTTCTAGATAGACTTATTTCTTATACCTCTGTTTTTGTCGATGAGTCCGACTATACCGAGAAAGTCATGATGGACTTGAGAAGTCGTTATTATCTCAAGTTGGTTGAACAGTATCCTCATCCGGATAGTAGTCGTGATGACTTAGCTCCTGCCACCTTCCCCAAGAAGACAATTATCAAAGTTACTGGTGACTGGGGATGGATCACGACTCCTTGGGAGATCGAACAAGCTGCAGAGCTTTTGATTGTCGATCTTCTTGATGATACTAGGAGAGAGCATCATCGTTATGGCATTAGCAAACTTGAGCAGGGCAATAATCGCCTTGAGTTTGACAAGAGTCTACTCAACTCTACTGGCAACATTGATGTTGACACTCTTCTGATGGATTATGTACATTGGACGATGGACTATGTTTTCTAGTAGAAATTTTATTAGACTTGTCCATAAGGTGGATATTTACGATAAGATTGCTGTATCAAATGACATGGGCCAAGAGAAGGCTCTGTGGAATCTATCTCATCAAGATTTGCCATGTTTTTACACAAGGGCCGGATCATCAACTGGTATCCGTATAGCGCCTACAACAGATGAGTCAGATTATTATTTGATGTATTTTAATCACAATGCGCCGATAGATTATGGTACAAGATTGAAAGATGTAAGAACTAAAGTAGATAATGAAATTATCCAATGCAGCTGGATTCAAGTAATCCAGATAGACAGAGAAATGTCTTTTGGAGGAAAAGTTCAATATTTACAAGTTAAGGTAAAGAGTGTGATCGAATGAGTCTTGGAAGCATGGATAATCCAAACGCAATAGCCAATATGCTCGGTTTTCTTGATTCTCAGGAAAGAAATTTGAATATTAACTTTACCAAGGAAATATTGCAATTAAATGCTCTAATCAAAACAAATCTTAATTCTGTGCTTGGGGAAAAAGCAAAATATTTTGATGTAAGAGTTGAGCCGAGAGGCTTGGGAGTTGAAATATCAGTAGTCGCTAATGATATAAAGGGAACTTTTATATACAGGGGTACGTCAGCCCATGATATCATTAGTTCTTATCAGCCCATGCCGATGCCTGATGGTGGATTTTCAAGATCTGTCAGGCATCCGGGGACTCAGCCAATGAAAGAACAGATCGATCAAGCAATTATTTCTGCGCTTAGAACTTCGGGGATGGTCTAATGATAGCTATGGATTTGAATCCAATAATTAAAGATTATTTAATTGATGAGGGTTATCGAAATATGGAGATTTATCCAATTAATGCTTATGGGTCCAGTAAGGCACCATTTATAACTTGGCTAGAATTTCCTGCGGTTCGAAGCTCCGAGGCATTTTGGATGCATCAGTCAACTTTGACTTACACAGTCTACGACAATGATCTTTCGAGGGCCAAGGATATAGCTATTCTTATCCAGAAATTCCTTAATGTCGGAGACGATATTCAGTCCATCAAAGACGCCATTTCCACTGAAAGTCAAGAATATAGGATCTGCTGGAGCAGGTTCACTACTGGCGGTATGTTTCCCCCTCTGGAGAGGGAAGGATATGCGTCGATTTCTAGAAGTTTTGACGTTGGTTTTATCGATGTTTGATTGCTTTATAAGTCGATGGAGGTTAGTCTATGTATAGAGCAATAACTTATATAGGTAAAGGCTCTGGCAAGATTATAAGATTTAAAAAAAAGGTCTATGAGTTCGAATGGCAAAAATCCAAAGGGATTGGAAACCGCTCGGATGAAGTTGAATTGGATCATGCCCTAAAGCTGTCCAAAAGAAAAACTAAAAAAGGCAAAAATTTATTTGTAATAGAATAAGGAGGTGTCATTAAAATGGCAGTTACATTTTCAAATATTGTTGTAGGTGAAGGTACAATTGCAATGAGCACGGACGGCGTTACTTTCGTCGATCTTGGCGCAACTCAGGACGGTGCTGAACTGGCTTGGGAACCTGACATGGTTGATATTGAAATCGATCAGTTCGGTGATGCTGCTCGCGTCGTGACTTCGAAGATTAAGGTTAGCCTTAAGACGAAGCTTGCGGAGGGTACTCTTGAGAACCTCGCTCGCGCTTGGAACTACTCAGTTAATTCTGAGGTTACTACAGGTGGTGGCAATAAGACTCTTTCGGTCGGTATTCAGTCTGTTTACCCCGTGGAGAATGCTATTCGTCTTGTAGGAACTGCTCCCGGCTCTACCGCTACTCTTGAGCTCACTCGTACTTACAATTGTAACCGAGTAATTCAGTACAGCTCTTCATCGCATATGTTGAAGCGTGCTGAGAACACAGCTTTCCCGGTTGACTTCCGTCTTCTCCCCGATCCTTCACAGACCGGCTCGGAATACGGCACAATCGTTGATCAACTCGCTTGATCATTCTGTTTTGACATTGAGGACGGGCGCAAGCCCGTCCTTTTTGTGTTATAATATGGCATAACTTATAAGGAGTAAAAATGGCTAAGGTTAATAATATTCGTCCGGGTGTTGAGGTTATGTTTGCAGACGGTCCTAGAACTATCTATCCCCTGACGCTTCGTCAGCTTAGAAAGATCAATGGGATTATGAAGAGCATGGAATCATCAGACAATGACGATGAGTCGGTAGATTTGATGGTTGAGGCAGCAGCAATTATTCTGGAAAAGATTGCTCCTGAAATTGCCGAGGATTCCGATGCGTTAGAGGATATTCTTGACATTAAGTCTTTCAACGAGATGATCTCAGCTGCTATGGGGACTGACCCAAACGCATAAGCGGGAATGACGAAGAGGGCCTTGCCTTCGATGACATTCCCCTGACTCTTCTTGAGCAGGAAGTTTTTTGTGAATGCGGAGCGTGGAAGAGTTTTTATGATCTCGAAGATAGTTTGTCTTTAGATGAGCTTATTGTTCTTTACGAGGCTACTTGCGAAAGGCAAGGCAGAATTTCCAAGATCATGGCAGCGTCTATGGGGGCTGAGATCAATGATGACGATAATCCTTACAAGTTCCTTTATAGTGACTCTGAGAGCAATAAGCCTGATAAGAAATATCAGAACCCTCTTATGGTAGATCCTAAAAAGGGCGGCGAGATCACCCCTGTTTATGGCAAGGATGAAGTAGGAATGTTGCCTATTAATCTGGGCTATTCTATAATTGAAAAGCAGGATTAGTTTTTCTTTTTGAGTGAGTGTGACAATGGCAGATGCAGCCTCTGGTGGCGATGAAATCAAGAGGATTATCCTCAGAGCCGAAGCTCTAAACTTTTCCGGTACTCAAAAAGAAGTATTATCTTTAAATCAGGCTCTTGAGAACCTCAAAAAAACCCTAAACTCTGGCGCTGGCTTAAATAAGGGCCAGCTGAATGATATCAACAAAGAGCTTGATATTCTAGAGAAGAAAGCCACTAACTCTACTAACGCCAGCAAAAAGGGCTTAGATGATATGCGGGTTTCAGCTGAGAGGCTGAATCAGACGCTTAAAAATACTGCTCAGATGTCGGGGGCTAATTTTACTGGTAGTAGTAGCAAAGATAAGCAAGCTCTTAAGGATTATCAGAAAGAGTTGAGCACTTTAGGCATTGGCATTGTTGCTAAGCCTAAATATGTAAGTCAAGTTGTTGGCAATGTTCAAACTATTTGGGGCGCTCTGAAAGAGGGCAAAAACGCCGGTGTTGCTACTCAGAGGTCACTTGACTCTATAGCAACTGGTCTTCCAAGTTCTATGCCGACTGTTACTAGTTTGCAACGGATCAGTATCGCTGCAGGTGTTACTAGGAAGGGTCTTGATGGAGTTACACTCGCCATGAAGAACTCTGCTAAGAATGCTCAGTGGACTGGTATGCAGATGATTCAGGGTATCACTCTCCCTCTCGTCGGCGTAGGCACTGTAGCTCTTAGAACTTTTGATTCTGTAAATAAAGAGATGATTCAGTTGAAGAAGGTGACTGAATATAAAGAAGATTATTCTGCTCTTGAAAAAGAAATTCAAAAAGTTGCTGCTGCATATGGTCTTACATTAAAATCTTCAGCCGCTCTGTTTACAGATATTGCTGCGCTTGGTAAGTCAGGCAAGGATATTGGAGAATGGTCTGATTCTGTTGCTAAACTTTCGATGGTTGGTGATATCGATCCTTCCGGAGCGATGGAATTCTTCCGAGTTATTAATGCTATCTTCACTGATGGAAGTGTTCAGCAGACTAACGAGATTCTTGCTCAGCTGAGCGCTGTTTCTGATGAGACTTCTCTGCAGCTTAAAGATTTGGCAGCCGCTTTCCCCGAAGTTGCCCCTGTCATGCAACAGATGGGATTCTCTGCTGCTGGCGTTGCTTCTTCTTTGGCTGGTATGTATCGTCGTGGTATTCCAGCTACGGAAGCTGCTCATGGTTTGAAGTTCGCTTTGCAGCGCCTTGTTGTTCCGACTAAAGATTCTAAAAAGATTATTGATGAATTAGGATTCTCATTCACTGACGCCAATGGCAATATGAAAGATGGCGCAATACAGATAATGAGACTCGCAGAGCAACTCAATAATATGAATGATGCACAAAGACTCGCCGCCGCGCCAGAGCTTTTTGGAGGTAGGCAGTCTGCAAGAATGAACTCTTACTTCGCTGATGTTTCTCTTGGTAATGAAGAATATAGAAGGCTCAAAGCTGGAATTTTAGATGTAAATGAAGTCCAGTCAGATTTCTTGAGAGGTATGATTGCTTCCGGCGAGATTCCAATGGAAGGTGTAGCTAGCGCTGCTGACAGGTATGCTAAAGCAGTTGAGGAGATTCAGAAAGATCCTAGCAAGGCTTTGGCGAGAATTAAAGCGCAGATGCAGACTGTTTCTTATGAAATCGGCAAGTCGCTCGCTCCAGCTGTCATCACTGTTGGTGAAAAGCTCGTTGAACTTCTTCAGAAGTTTACTGCTGCGCCCCCAATTATTCAAAAAATGGCACTCGCCTTTGGCGCTCTAGTTGCCGCCATTGGTCCAATTAGATATATTTTTGCTCAGATGAAATATACTTTCGTCTCGTTTGTGGAAGTCTTTAATAAGTTCCTACCTAAGATGAGAGATCTTCCGGGCGGAATGTCTCAGGTTCAAAAACTTTTTGATATAGATCCTATGAGGAAAGATATTGCTCAAATTGGCGATAAGTTTGTTCTTGTTCAAAAAGGTTTTATGAACAAGATTCGAATGAAATTTGGGTTACCTCCTAAAGCTAAGGGTCAAGTTCTAGACTATTTTGATAGCTTTGATCAAGCTGCCGCTAGTACTGCTGGTACAGCCACTGCTGCAAATAGTAAGATTGCGGCGAGTAATGCAATTCTTCAAACAAGCGAGGATCAAGTTTCTGATGAATTGCATTACTCGCCGCAATCTTACT